TGGTGGGCCCAGTAGGACTTGAACCTACGACCAAAGGATTATGAGTCCACGTCTAAACGTATCACTCAGTTTACCGCAGTGTCACTTATATTATAATTATTTGATTAATATCAGCCACTTAGTTTGATTGGGTGCAAAATAGTATCACTCAGGTTATGGCAAGTTACTTTATATACGATTACTATATGATTACTTTTTATAAAATAGATTAGTAATCATATGGAAGCTAAACTAACTACTGCAAAAATCGAGAAGCTAGAACCACAGGACAAACAATACTTTGTCTGGGATGTGAGGTTCACAGGTCTTGGTTTGCGCATTTCACCCGGTGGCAGCAAAGCATTTATCTATCAGGGTCGAATTGGCGGTACCGGCACACCTAAGCGTATAACATTGGGTAAATTCCCCATAATGAGTTTGCAAGATGCTACTGATGCCGCATCAGAGGTGAGTAAGCAGTTAGCGTCTGGCATTGATCCCAATCGTACCAAAGCAGACAATATCGCAAAGAATAAAGCGTTTGCACGGGACCAAGTTCGTAAGCAGCTTACATTTGGTGATTTATTCACGCACTATATCAACACGCATAAATCGGAATGGTCTAAGAGTTATCTTAACGATCATTACTCTGCAGCGAGACCATACCTCACAGACAAACCGTATTCAGCACAACCAATTGGTAATATATGGGAAGTGTCGCTTGCTGAGCTCACGCCTGACTTTGTTGAATCATGGATTCGTAAAGAGAACGAAACACGCGCTACTACTATGGCCAAAAACTTTCGTATGTTTAAAGCATGCGCTAATTGGGCAGAAGACACAGACAAGTATGCTGAGCTGATACCGCATAAGACCTATAACAGCCGCAAGGTTAATAAGTCAGTGCAAAGCGTGCGCGCGCATAAAGGTTCACTGCAGAAACAGCAGTTAGAAACTTGGTTTGGGGTAGTCGACCAAATTGATAGTGTTCAAAGAGCGGCGTTAATCTGCATGCTAATGAACGGCTCTCGACCGGGTGAGATGCTGCAGCTTAAATGGAGTGATATAGATTTTGAGTGGGACACAATCAAAATTATCGATAAGGTTGACCAGTGGGAGCGCGTCATACCGCTGACGCCGTACACCAAGCAGACTATTAAAAGCTTGCCGCGTGTGAATGGATTTGTTTTTGGGAGCAAGGTAAGACAAGAAGGGTATATTGAAATAACTAAGAAATATCGCACGCTATTAATAGAGAACGGCTTGCCGAGCTTGCCGCCTAAAGCGATGCGAAAATCGTTCAGAACATTGTCTGAGTGGGTAGATGTGCCGCGGGGGATTGTGAATCAAGTGATGGGCCATAGACCTAGCGCTATAGACGAAAAGCACTATGTGGATAGACCCATTGATCTTTTGAGGATGTGGCATACAAAGATTGAGCAATTCATACTAAAAGAGGCCGGCATAAATACCGACCATCTTTATGATTAAAGGTCCAACAAGTTGCGTATGTCGCGCATACGCCAGTAAGGTTTGCCACCGATGTACTTTGGCGCCAGTGGCCCCGTGCTTTGGCTGCACCAGTTGCGCACGGTTGCTGCGCTGTAACCTAACATACTGGCGCAGCGGATATGATCAACATGCGGCGCACCGGCATAAATAGCTGTATGTACTAGCTTTTCGCCGTCGTAGCGTAGATGATCATAAGCCCACTTGACGAGCTCACGACCGCGTTTACCTGATGCGTCTAATGCTTCGATATCAATATCAGTTTCAATTGTGGCCATTGGTGGTCACCTCATTTTCATTGTCTATAATTTCTAGCGCATCCTTAAGGTCACATATCCAAACTTCCTTATCTCTAATACGCGACTCCCCAAGCACCCACGAGTATGACTCTGCACTTTCAGGCGCGTCACGCACGATACTGCGAGACTTCTCAATGCCATGTATGTTTAAAATCTCGCGCGCGTCATCAAGCGTCTTAATGTCTCGTTTCACATCACTCTCCTTGTTTAAATTCAGGTATCGGCATCCAGTGAGCAACCATTCCCCATTTTTCACTGCCACTGGCCATGTAAAAGCCTTGATCGTACTCGCCTATAGCGACACGGCCTTGATGGTCGCGGATAAGATAATCGCCTTTTTCGGTTGGCTCACGCTTATTAACATCGATCCAAGTAGGCAAGGGCTTAACATACGGCTGCATTTGACTTGCATAGTGAGTATTCTCTGCCCAGTGCTTGCCATACTCGATGCTGTCAACCTCTTTAGGTTGACGACCGCCATAATTAACAATGAAAGGCAATTCTTTTGAATTGGGGTTGTTTTTAATGTTGTATCTGAAAATAAGGTTGTCATCCGCTATCCATAACGCGCCTTTATCGAGTTCACATATAGATGGGTCGTTTCTTACTTTTTCGCTTATCTCAGTCCAACTCAGCGGCTTTAACGGTAAGTTACTCATCGTCTTTATACTCCAACTTTTCTATTTGGGCGCATAGCTCGTCACGGTTGTCTAAATGCGCGGCATAAACCAGATTTCGCTCAGTCCACATGTCACCGCTCATTACAATCTCAGTAATAGCTTTATAGCGTGGGTCGTCAATATCGTCAAAATGCAATGCGAATATGCAGTTAACTTGCTGCTTGTTACTCACAGTCGTTCTCCTTATCTAATCGCATACCCATTACAACAAAAGACCTTTCGCCATCGTTGGCATACATAAAGTTTTCGCCATCATCAGCGGTATAGGTGTGCAAAATAGTCTGGCCCTTGGTGGACATTCCAAACAGGGCTTCGAGCACATAAATTCGCTGAAATTTACTACTGCCGTCTTTAGGCACCAGCTGACCATAAAATCCATTCTGTACATAAAAATCCGATGCAGTTACTTCACTGGCTGGGTTAAAAGCCTTGGCTGCCTGTTTGATCATAACGACTTGTGGTTTGAAGCTATCGGGTATCACAGTATTAGCTTCGCTATCGGGAAACTCTATTTCAAAATCTAGACTTTCTGCAATTTCATAGCGACAATAAACACCATCACTTAGCTTGCAAGGTGCTGCATGCATACGGTGGCCATCTGTAGCATAAGCATTGCCACTAGCAACGTGGATGTACTTTAGATAAGGTCGCTCGCTACATTCTTCTTTTAATGCCAAACACAGCCAATTAAAATCATTTAATTTGATAAACTTATCCATGTTTACTCTCCAACTCATGACCACAAGTAGGGCAAACTTGCGGCAATTCAAGATCAACCTCTAGCAGCTCAGCGGCTAGGGCTTCCATCTCTTCTTCTGTATGTGTTGTCATGATCATTCCTTATGCCATTTCAAATAGGTCGGGTTGGGCAATCACTGCCTGCTGTTTTTTCTCTACCTTTGGTTTGGTGCCAATGCCTGATAAGTCAGAGCAAAACACCTTACGGCAGTACTCAAACGTGTCTTCAAGTGATAACTCGCTACCTAATAGCTTGGCTATCTGCTCACCAGTAGGGTTTATGACCCCACTGGCGTCTTGGCCGTTAATATAAATAGAGATAAATAAATGCCTGCTGCCCAAGTACATAAGTATTTTTTCGACACTGTATTTATCGATTGTGCGAGTTAGCCAGCAAGACTTCTCATGCTCATTACCTATGTTGCTGAAGTACCCTTTGCTTATCTCGCATTCATAAGTAACACCGCTTGGCATTGTTACTTGTTTTTCAAAAGAGCTTTTCATAGTTACTCCTTAAATTAGGTGTTTGAACAAGTAGCTATCTTCTCAAGCTACCCCTGTGTCGTCGCCTTGGTGCGCCCGTACTCGGACACGCATTTTATGAGCCATCACCTCACCAACTAGCTGATACAGGTTTGTTCAAACGATTGATGGTTGGTCGGTATTAACCCTGCGCCCCAATTTCCTCAGCAACCACATCAAGTGTGTTGTTAAGCATTTTGATATCGCCTTGGTCAAAGTCTTGCTGCTTATCAGCTATCAGACCGCGCATACGCTCAACATCATCTAAAGACTCGCAAGCTTTGACATGCTTCATGATGTTGTCGTATTCATCTGCTAAGATGATCGACTGCTTTTGATCAGCCAGCGCTTGGCGTAGCTCGTTAACGTCTTCATCTCTGATGTTGATGGCTTCGTTGTTAACCATTGCCGCAATCTCTGCTCCGATTGGCTTAACCTGCTTAACATCAGTTATTTGCTCAATCGTGGCTAATAGCTCGCTGGTGTCGTAATACTCAATCACTGGCGCTTCGGCGGTTGGCTGCTTCTTGACGCGGTTGAGTAGGGCAGAGGCTCCGGCGTTTGATGTCTTTTTCGGTTTTTGAGGGGTGACATCTACCACTCGGTCTTTTTCTTCTTCGGTAATTCCAAATCCGCTTAACACATCAGCAAACTTGTCACGTAAGGCGTAGGCGCGTGCGCGGTTTTTCATCATGCGCTTGGGGTACTGAGTCCAAGGCCCTGCTTTGCCTGCCAACCCCGCCTTTTTGGCATCTGCCATGCTGAATGTGACGCTGTGAGGTTCTTGACCAGCTCGCTTAACGGTTACAGTGGCGTAATCGTCTGTTACCTCCTCAGTGATGTCTTCAAGCATACCGCTGGACTGACAAATTGCGATCACTGCATCACCCCAGATGGTCGGGCGACCATTGACTACAGCGATGTTCTGTAGCGACTGCATTGGCTGTAAACCAATCTCACTACCCATCTGCATGGCGATTAAAATATCAGCAGGTTTGCCCTTAAAATTCTTTGGCACCATTTCTGAGTTAGCGAGCATTTCTGAAAACTGCCATGCTTGCTCGTAGGTTTGAGGGTTGATAAATCCGCTTTGTTTATTAGTAGCTTGTAACTGGCTCATAGTGTTATTCCTTGTTTAAAAAGTCATGGTTAGGTTGTTTAAGGTTTGCTTACTGATCAATGTCAAGCGGATGGCGGTCGTCGTCAAAAAACCATCGGTCGTACTTTTTATCAATCGTATTTTTCATAGTCATTTGCTTTTTAGCCTTGCATGACTTAGAGCAAAACCGACCCCAGCCACGGTTAATATCAGCCTGTCTTACTTGGATCTCTTTCTTACAGCGCTCGCAATTTTTAGTGACCATCACTTAACCCTCATTACACGGCTCTCTGATTGCTTGGTGTAGCGCTCAGCAAGCTCTGGCATGTCTGTTTTAAAAGATTTGCTATCAAATCGATTGCTCACTTGCGTCTTGTAAGTAGCGACCACCTCACCATCGATGGCCAATGTCTCGTTATTCTGAATCTGACAAATTAAGTCAGTCTGCGCGGCAGTGATCGCAGTTTTCAGCTCTTTTTCTTGCGCCTTTAGTGACTCGTAGTGCTCAAATACTTTGGCGGTCTCGCTATCGGACGCAACATCAAGCGTCGTATCAGGGTCATGGCGCGGGTATTTGTCCTTGGCGTTTTGCAGCGTGGTAGCGTCAGGCTCTACACCTGCCAATACGTTGTTAAACCAAAAGTCGTGCGCGGTTTCAAAGAGCACATCAATCAGGTCTTGGTTGCGCTCAATGCGGTATTGGCGGTATTTGTTGCCACCGATCAGCACCGCCATGTGGCAGACATCAACACCGGTTACGCCCATGTACCACTGCGCTTGGCACTGGTATTGATCAGGCACTTCGTCGCTGTCTTCGTCCCCCCAGTTTTTGCCAACGTACTCACTGGCAGTTTTAATCTCGACAATCTGATCAGTGGTCAGTTTGCCGTCCTTGTAGCGGACATTGCCTGCTATATCACGATTGACCACGGCGCGGTCGATGTTGGCCACAGCGAATTTATGGACCGGATGGCGCATCATAAAGTTGACGTTTTGCACCTTGAGGCTGCTGCGCTTGGCAAACTCACGCGCCACCACGTCCTCAAGCACCGTGCCCCAGTAAGCAAACTCGTTGCTATCCTCGCTCACTGGCTGCGTCTTGGACTGGTACACGTCGTAAGCGGTGGCGTAGGGCGATACGCCCAAGATAGCGGCGATGTCGCTACCGCCGATGCCTGATTGACGTAGCTCAAGCCACTCGTCGCGACTCAGGTTGCTGGTCTTGATCGCGTTGCCGTCTGGCTGTTCAAACTTGATTGCGGTTCCCATGATTGTTTACTCCTTTTTATCAAAACCAAATTTTTTGATTAGTGCTACAAGCCCATAGCCGCCATTGATATCATCACCTAAAGGCAGGCTACTGCCCTTAATCGATCCTTTGTACGAAACTTTCTTTGTGGTAGGGTAGTAAGACACTATGCCGTTATGCGTCTTGATGTTGAGCTGCATACCGTTGTTATGCTCTTTAAATTCAACACCCATTTTCTTGAGCGTATCAGCAGCTCTATCTCTATCTTGCATCTTAAAAGGGCAAACATCGTTTACCTTTTCACGCTCCCAAACCGCGCCTTCCATTTCACCACTAATTAGTTCTTGCTGAGCGTCCGCCTCACCGAAAGTGCAAGTGGCGCACATGCCGGTACTCTCCATGTACGGAAACTGACCGCAGCAATCGCAGCCGTCTTTTTGATAACCCATAATCAATCTCTCCCGTATGCTTTTGCTAAAAATTCATTTGCATGTCTAGCGTTTTGCGCTTGCTCTGATTGTTCATAGCTGTCATTAGCGATTGCACAAGACGCGACAAAGGCGCCAAACGCGAAGTAAACGCTGTAAGTTAAGATCGCTTTCATGGCGTCACCTCGACGACTGGCTTAAAATCTATCTGACGTTTGTAGCGCTGGACGACTACGCTTTGAGCCGCCACTTTGGTCACGCCTTGGATGCGCTCGCTGACATAAGAGCCGTCGATGATGTAGGTTAATTCCCAAGTTTTCATATCAAGCACCTCCACACATTGCAGCTTCGTTTCGCATGTCGTTTTCCCAGTCATTGCTGAGCCATGCCTGATGTCTTGCTTTGTCAATAATTCCATCAAGATACGGCTTGCGCTCTTGTACTGGTTGGCTCTGGGTGCGTTGCCAGTAAGATTGATTAACCAGCTCAACGAAGGCGGTCATAATCAAGCCATTGTGATGTGGCGCGTGCTGATACTCGACCTCGTTGCCGTCAGCGTCTAACGCCAAGACCGGCATTGCTTCTTGCAGCTTTTCCGACATGGTTGCTTTGACTTCAAAGTGCACTTGATTGCCGTCTAGCTCTACAATCAAGTAACCGTCTTTTCTGGCCAAATCGAAATATTGCTTTTTACTATCGATATCTGTCATAATCTATTCACTCCTCTTGTGAGTAAGCCGCCACCGTTGTCCAGACACTGGCGGCTTTTTTGTGTTTAAAATTTGCCTTAATCAAGTTTTTAAATAGTTTCGGCTGCCTCCTCGGTAGCTGGTGAATTAATATTACTACCAAAAGTAGTATTTTGCAACTAAAAATAGGTCATTTTACTACTTAAAGTAGCAATTGCTTTTAACTCAAGGGCTTGCAAGCACAAAAAAACCCGCTCAATGGCGGGTTGGGTGTGGGGTAGGTAATAAAAAACCCACCGTGGGGTGGGTTTTTTATTATTAAATAATTTAATTTTTATTTATACATCAGTGCTTTCTTCTGTTTGTTGCTTAAAGCTTTTGGTTGTATCTATATTTCTTACTTGAGCAATAAACGCTTTATCTAGCTTTCCTCTTTTCTTTTTTGCAGTTATAGATAAATCAATTGGATGATAACTAGTCAAAGCTGTTGTCAGCCTATCTAACTTCTCTTGGCTTATCGAATTATCTGAAAACGCTGCATTAAAATCTGGGTAAGACTGATCGTTGGGGCGAAGGCGTGCCTGCATGAACTCAGTACTTTTTGAGTCGATATTGAGTACCCTAAACAACTTTCTAATCGTAATATCTTCCGACTCCACTTTTTCTGTAGATGCTATTTGTTGCATAGTATTGCCAGAAGCTTCAAACTGATTATTAAACCTAACAAAGTCAGCGCTAGCAGTAGAAGCCATAAGTTTGCGCATAGATTCTTCGGTTCGAGCAGAGGCTAGCTCAACTTTTTCGTCAAAATTCTTAGCTTTTTCAATCACAGCTATGAGCTCAACGTCTGTTTTTTTAAGTTGTTTAAAATGTACAGCTTTATTTTCATTGTTGGTAGCTGCAGTATTATTAGGAGGAGTTTCCTCTTCTACAACTGGCACTTCCTCTTCATTATTGAGGGGATTGCTTTGAGGCACCTCTGTATTATCTGTTATATGCTGTGATTTAATGGCCATTTGGACAGCATCAATGGTATTTTTTTGAGTTTCCAACAGTTGCTTTGTTCGTTCACGCTCTATTAAGAGCTCCTTACTCATGTCAAGCTTGGTAGCCTCATGCTTTAAGTAAGAGTCAAAAAACATCCATCCAACGCCGCTACCGATAATAGCAAGCACTGTTAAAATGATAATGTATTTTTGCCTATTTTCCATACCGTTTATCAACTCGAATAGTTTGATAGCCACATCACACATTTTGGCAATCAAGTCTGTGCTTCCTGGTTGAACAATAACTCTAAGCTCTAATGCGCTGCGCTCATAATTATTAAGCATCTGCAAATTATCACTGCCATATCTTGCAATAAGGTATGCGCGATATATCGATTTCTGAAGCTCAATGACACCTTTCATAATTGAAGGCGTAATACTATTATCAAACTTCTCACCCTTCAAGTAAAGCTCGAAGTCAGGTAGGTTCTGTACATCAATTCCGTAAGAAACATCTGTGTCGGGACTGTCTAATAACCTTTGTAACGTAGAGACTACATCATCCATACCATTGATCGTAACTGTATTTTCCACCTAGTTTTATTCCTTTGTATTAATTTTTTTATAGTATTAATGCTTTTAAGCAACACATTAAAACCAAGCTCACTGAATCATTTATTAAAACCTAATCCTCATCACGACACGCTTTCAACCCTAACTCTACAGCTTCACTCAAATCAGCACCTTCCTTAATGCTGTAAGGCACATTCGCCTCCATACCATCACGCTTTAGAGCTTCAGTAGCGGCTTCATTAAGCGGTGTACCGATAGATGAGTCTTTACTGTAGCCCGCAGGCTCAAAGTACACTTCAATACCGGTAGGGTAATAGACACACGATATCTCGCCTGATGTCGTAAACGGGTATGGCGTATCATGATCAGAACCCCAGAAAACCTCGTGCACCATAGTATGACCCGAGACAAACTTGTCACTATCTTCTTGGGTGGGAGTGCAAGCAACTATAAATACTGCAGTGGCACCAATTAACCACCTGGGCAGATTGATTCGCATGGCACACCATCCTTGTCACGATCTAGTCGTTTATTGCCACACTTCAATGCTAACTTAGCCTGCTCACAACTAGCCATCTGCCCACAGGTGCGCGGTAGGCCCTTGCACTGAGCGCCGCCGGCTCCTTTAACAAATAACGGATGGTCAACCTCTACAGGCTCTTTTAGAACAGTATTGCCCTGGAATGGGTTATCGATAGTATTGACAGCCGCATTGGATGAAAGTGAGAAGATAGATAATGCTGCAGCTAGTAATAGTTTTTTCACGGTTGCTTCCTTGTGTTATAAATTATAAACCACCACTAGAACGGGTTTATAATGTTATGATATAACATATATAATTTATTAAAGGTTAATGTTATGCCAGTAGAAAATAAAGCCGATGCTGTTGCATTACCAAAAATTCAACTTGAAATCATTAATGAAATCGCTGAAACGCTTGCTATGCTAGGAGCACCTAGCGGCTTAATGGCCTGTATTGGATCTTGGGGTGATACTTTACCCCAAGATGAAATACTAGAGATGTGGCGTGACTGGAACCAACTTGCCAAACAAAAAGAGTGGGTTATTGAACCCGCTGTTTTTGCTTAATACCTTACTTCTACATCAATTGTATCTACGCAGGATTGCGCGGTGCTATGGCTATTTACTGTATGCCAGCCTTTGTCTATGAGTTTCACATCACTCAACTCATTAATAGGCATACAGCGCCAATTTGATTTAGCATTTGGTATTATCGCGCCTGAACTACTCTCGCCTCCAAATTGATAAAATAAGGCTTGTTTCCTACCGTTTTTTGTACCAATAACGTGAGGACTCATTTCACGATGATAGCCTTGATACGTGGCAGATATCGATGATTTACCGATAATCGCCTGCTTAATAACTTCGTAATCATTACTCACTATTACTCTCCTTGTCAGCCAATCTCAAGCGTGCTGGCTTCTACGCATCAAAACGAAGAGGCTTATTTATGAAACTTGAAAATTTACTTCTTGTACAAAACAGATTAAATGACTGCTCAACTCAGGTTTATATTGAAAATATAGATGTCGATCATAATGAGTTCTACGTACCTGTTGGTGACTACACTCATCCGATTGGTTATTTAAAGTTCAAGAAAATAGCTAAAGAAGGCTGTTTTGAATTATCGTCATTAGAGAGTCTAGATTGTCCCAACCCACATCCACAATTCTCGTTGTCAGGTGTTTTATACTCTCGGCAGGCAGCTCTCGAAGCGCATCAATCATTGTCTGCTTACGCTCAGTCGGTAGATTAGACGATAGAATCATTGACTCTAAAATTGTTCTGAACTGTTCAGCTTCAAACTTTATGGTTACCACACCTAAGATAGCTGATAGCCCACCATCGTCTGCAAGAAAATCCATGCCAGTGTGCGTGATTGAGCCTAAGTTAGGATGAAAGCCATCACCATCCAGTGACTTAGAAACTAACAAACTGTTTTCAGAAATGAGCTTATGATCTTTAAGGTAAGCTAGGTTCGCAATAAACTTATAATATTCATCAGTTCCATAATCATATTTCTCACTGAGATCAACTTGTGAGGGGTAAACCTGACTCAGTTCCGTTAAAATAGCTAGCTGCATCTCTCTATCTAAAAGCATAACCACATCCTTATGTTATTCAAAATCTATAGCCTCAGAATACACGCACCAACCAACGGGCAGGGTAGTTACTGGCTTGGCAAACTTTAGAAAGTGGCGTATCCAGTAGTATTCAAATGGTTTCATAAGCGCCTCTGATTCCGATTTCTATAACGAACATACTTGCTATCAACTATCCCTACCAGCTGGCACTCGCTCATCGGTATTATTTTCTGATCGGGCCATTCAGGGTTAAGCGGTTTTAAGTACATTTCTTCAGGACTGTCACCAAGCACAAGCTGCTTAAACGTGGCTTGTTTATCGTCATTACAGTGGATAACGATCAAATCGCCATCTGCCAATTCCCATGGTGTTATCTCTGGCTCAACGTAAATAATTTCATCGGGTTTAAACTCAGGCCACATGCTGCGTCCTTGGATAACCAATCCAAATGCCTTATCAGATAGGTGTACAGGTTTTGGGATCCATTCGATGACATCATCCATCGTTGCCGGCAGAACTTCACAAAAACTACCAGCGGCCACCCAACTGATTACTGGCAACATTCCATTCATGCCGTGATCAATTGAAACTCTTTGCGTGTCTTTGGGGTCAGTAGGGTTGAAAGCATCTGTACTTCCGCCACTTTGCATGGTTCTTATTTTGGCTTTTAGCTCATTGACGGTAGGGTTGTTTTTTGAAAGCTCGCCATATTCAAGATAAGCCGCTGTTACCCCAAGAGCGTCGCTAATTTTTTGCATTCCTTTGTTTCTAGGTTTAGCAAAGCCCTCACAGTATCTACGAATCATTTCGTAGCTGATTTTTGTTTCACTACTTAATCCATTCTTGTCCAGACTCTTGGCATTCATTAAATCTGTGAGTCTTTTTGCAAACTCAGGATGTTTAATCTCTAATTCACTCATTTTATTCCTACCCCTAGTAGTAATTTACATTCTAGGTCATATAACTCCTTGCGTCATCACTATTAAAAGTAGTATATTACTACTTAAAGTAGTAAGAGGAAAAAAGATATGACTTCAAAAACAGCTTTAGAAAAGGCATTCGATATTTTGGGAAATCCTGCCCAACTTGCTTATGCGCTAAACATTACCCCCTGGGCCGTTTATAAATGGAATGTTAATCGTCCGCCTAAAGAACGCTGTCTAGACATCCAAGATTTGACTAACAACCAAGTAACCGCTGAGCAGTTACGTCCCGATGTCAATTGGGATTATGAGCGCGAACAGCGGAAACTAGCTCAATTAACAGAGGAAGCATAACCATGTCCACACCAACATTATCGCAACAACAGCTTGCATGGTCATGCAATATGCAATCGCAAATCTTGACAGCGATTGATACTACGGGGCAAGAAGCTGTAGCTGGCTGCATCGGTATTCATCCGACTGCAATTACAAAAATGAAATCACCGCAGAGCAACGCGAAACACAGCGACATAGAGCGTATCTGCCACATCCTTGCAGTGGTGGGATTAAAAATCGTACCAGCGGATATGAAATGCTACGACGCTGCAAAGATCGATATTTTATTCCGTTTGGCCAAAGACAATTTTCAGCGTTTAGAAGAAGTTGACGACTTCTTTCATGATGACGCTAAGACGCAAATCGCAGAAGGCACTTATCGGCCAAGGGGTGTTTTATGAAATCTATAGACGACAGAGCAAACGACGAAGCAGATCGCCATGCTCGAATGATGCAGAAACAGCGTAAAACAGGCAGCGTTTCAAACGTCGGTCCAATGATAGATTGGACCACTGCAGATTACGCCTTAAAGCAAAGCGTAGCTCAGATAAGACAAAAAGATTTGAAAGCTGTAAACCATCAAACGATAGACGACGAAGCAGACCGCAAACAGTCGGTTAATCAGCAGTTTTGGCACAGCATGAAAGAAATCATTTTTATGATTGTCTGTGCTGCCACTGTCATTTACACACTAATCCATTTTGCGGGGTAGGACATGGAACAAAAAGAAATGCACTTTGCCAACCTGAGCCGCTACCCAAAAACATGCGGTACGCCAAACAACATCATCGAGGCAGTCAAGCGCGAGCGCGGTTATATCGACTTAGACGACCCAGAGCAGCGCCGCAAGTACAGCTCATCAGACTCTCGGATCAGCTTTAACCCCAGAGCCAGCATCGAGCGCACAGAGGGCATCAAGAAAGCCAAGATTGAGCACAAACAGGCGCTAAAAAACCTCAAGCAAGGCACTGCCAAGACGCGGGTCAAAAAAACAGTGGGCAGACCGAAAACAGCTACAGAGATGCCGACCGCTAAAGGCCAAGAGGTTTTAGAGATATTGCGAGATAAGGGTTTTTACGATGTGTCTGATTGGAGTCTATCGCAAGTCTATCTAAGCAACATCATCGGTCAGATTCGTGAGCTGGGTCATACAGTAGATGTGATTACAGGCAAGAACAGAAGGGCTGTCCGCTACGTGATGGACGAGCAATAAAAAACCCCAATCAGTTGCACCTGATCGGGGCTTCAACAAACTTAACAAGAAATTGGAGTATATCACCATGAACACGCTAAAGAAAGAGGTTTATCACATGGAGAGGTTTACAGCCAAACCCAAATGGTGGAAAGGGCTAAAACACAAGAAACGCTTATCACATAGCGAGTACATGGTGCTGGACACGATATACGACAAAACTATCGACTGGGGCAAGCTGACCGACAAAATCGCTATCTCTCAGTTTGTTGACGAGCTAGGTATGAGCAACAGAGGTGTGATTGATGCTATCCGAGGTCTAAAGAAAAAAGGTCTTATTTTCGTACTTGGTCAAGATAGAAAGACAAACACAATCACCATCAAAATGGATAAATGCGAGGTGTTAGCACGGTCCGAACTTGTGAGAAATTCTCATAAGGCAAAAACAGCAACTTGTGAGAAATTTTCACAAACTTGTGAGAAAAACTCATATCAACTTGTGAGAAATTCTCACACACACGATACCCGAGACCATTACCCGATACCTTTTATATATATACGTGGTTATCAGTTGTTAAATGATTATGGAGTTTGCAAGAAAACAGAATCTGAGCTAGCTAAAAAACAGATTGATGAATCAGCAAGATTGTTAATTGAGTTTTGGAATAGCAATCACGGTAAGAGCAAATCAGCAGACGTTAAACCTAGTGTTTGGACTAAGACTGCAAAAGCAAGGTTGAAGAACTTCACAGTCGATGAAGTCAAGACAGCAATGCTCAGTGTGATTCAAAGCACATGGCATCAGCAAAACGGTCAGGTGCTCATCAAGAACGCGATCAGCAGTGACCAACGATGTGACGAAGCAATATCTCGATACCACCAAGCACAGCAAACAAATTATCAGGGGAACACCAATGCAAACCATCAATCAGCTAACAGCCAGCATCAGCAATTCGACACAAGCACCACATCAGGCTATGCAGCCAAGCTCGATGCAGATGCAGCAGCCTACTATGCAGAGCAAGCAGCAAGAGCCCAGCAGTCAGCTGACGGAAGCACTGAGAATGCTTTTTAAGCAGTGGAAAGCTTGGTTCAAAAACAAAATGAAAACCCGTGATGATGATTTTGATTGGTCATTCGATATGGTTTTAGTTTGGGCTCGTTACCTCACCAAGAAAGAAATTACCCAGTCTGAATTCAACAGAGCCAGTGAATTATCGTTTGATCAAGACTGGGTGCCAAGCAACGCCAAAGAGTTTTTGGCCTTGGTACGGACACAGCAAACCAGTGAATACCCCTCAGCACAGGAAGCATTTGATAACGCTTGCTGCCAATGCGGACTCATCGAAGACCAGTATGTCAAACGCAAATGGGCCCATGCAGTCGTGTTAGAGACAGCAAACCGTATCGGCTGGGGAAAGCTTAAAAACGCTAATGAGTATTTTTTAAAGACATTCACGAGTGTGTATGAGCAAGTAATCAGCGAGCATCAAAACGGCGCCACGTTTGTTATTCCTGAGTCGCACCAGGTCGAATACAGCCATACGGTATTACAGCCTGATAGCCCAATGGCGGCCAAGGTCGATGATTTTCTAAACCGGTTTAAGCGTAAGCATGGGGAGGCGGTATGAAGGTTTGGGAAGTAGAGCTGCGCTGTAAATACGAACATACAGGGTATAGACGACTAATAAAAGATGATAGCGAGCTTTTGCAGAAGGCTAAGACTTGGATTGCCTCTTGCTTAAAAGACCAGCTCGATAGCGTGATTGAGCTAAACGATGATGGTTTTCTTGATAAAGAGATAAAGACGATCCGCAGAAATACAGAGTTTATGAGCAAGAAGGTCTTGGCTGCTAATAATATCGACGCGTTGGTAAGGCTGGATTTTTACGATAGCCAAGAAATCATTATTCACGAGCGCGTTATTTTTTAAAGGGGTGGGGTGATGATAATCATCGAAAAAACAAGCGTGATTTTACCGCGATTTAAGCGTCAAAAAACAAAGGACTTATCGGGCGGAGTCAATAACTACACGTGCTTTGCAGCGCTTGGCGTCTTGGTAACTATTGTAGGCGACGCTAAGTTATTTCGCGAATCCGTCAATCGCTACGCCAAAGACGATTGGTCAGAGCATAAGCAAGTACGATTAGCAGCCAAAAAAGCACGTAGCAAGGCACGAGCGCAACAACGTAAGTGGGTCGCTGAGGATTTGCAGAGATTGCAGGGCATGTATGAGCAGGAGCGTGACGAACGATTTGCAGCAGAAGAACGCGCAAGCGAGCACTACAAAGCCATCCAAGCCATGAAGCTGACTTTTGAGGAATTGCAAAAATGAGCATTGCAAAAATCGGTATCGACACAGGCGTCAAGACAGGCGTAGCGGTGTGGGAAGACGGTCAGCTTGCAGCAGTTGAGAGCATGACGATCACACAGGCCATGGAGTTTGTAGTAGGCCATTATCCGCGACCGCAGGATTGCAAGCTCTACATCGAGGACGCGCGCAAATGGATTGGGTTTAATGGCAAGACCAAGGCCACGCAAGCGAGACTACAGGGAGCCGGCAGCGTTAAGCGTGACGCCAAGATTTGGGAGGATTGGTGTAAAGAAAACGGGTATGAGGTGGTATTCGTCAAACCGATGGGCAAAGGGCTTAAAAAATCAGCGGATGAGTTCAAGCGCATCACGGGTTGGACGGCTCGAACAAACGAGCATAGCAGGGACGCGGCGATGATTGTGTATGGTCGATAATACAATACAAAAAAGTATATCGAGGTTTATAAATGTTTATTGGGGGTGGGTTATGAGTGAAGTGACGGCGGAAGTAAGTGGGTTGACTAGACTTGGTGGAATGGTCAAAGGAAAAGTAACCATAACTTTTGATAGCGATATTGTGATTGGTTACAGCGGCAATGCCTCAGATGAAGTGCTTAAAGGGTACCTAAAAGATGCGGCTATTGAGCAGCTAAAATATGAGGTACAGAGCGATGATTGATGAACTAGGCATCAAAGCAAAATTAACAATGTGGGGTCGCTGGGTAGGTCGTGGCAATGTAGCAGCTTCACCAGTAGGTGGCGGCAGTGTAGGTAGCTGCAGCCCGTTAGGTTATAAATCGGCATGGAGCTTTATATTGCCCGATAGTGGCGATGGTGTTGATATTGGGTGTGATGACGATATGCTAGATATTGAGCATGCTATGGCATATCTCAAAGCGCATGATAAATTTAGCTATCGACTGATTAAACTCAAGTATCGATACGGCTATAGCTATCAGCGTTTGGCACAAAAGCTAACCAAGTCATTGCCTGAGTATAAACGCGGCGGCACTAAAGCAGGTATGAAAATGTGCGATAAACATTGTAAAAAGTTGGTTGATGCGGCCGAAGTAGAGATTGAACAGTTATTGGCAGAAGAAATAGTTTGACTTTGACCGAAGTATGCCGTATAAATGTGTTATATTGTATGCATCCGCAGCGGAAAGCGATAAATACAAAACCTATTCAAGCCCTATCTTAAATGATGGGGCTTTTTTTATACCTATGTTTTTATGCTCGATATGTGATTTTCCATATCGAGCTTTTTTATTGTCCAAAATTTGGCAAGGGATGATATGTGCGAACTATCAAATGCTGAGGTATTGACCAACTGGCAAGAGTGTAACAGATGCAACCGACAGCAAGGCGCTGACTACTGGTACGACTTTATGGCTAAGCGCGCCCAGCGTGGCGATAAGGACGCCAAAGATAAGGTCGCACTGATGGATAGACTTAAATAACTATAGGCCTATAGCTCAATAGCAGAGCGCCCTACTCATAATAGGAAGGATTTGGGAGCGTAACCCTTTGGGCCTACCATATATTTATTAACCACTTTTGCCCTCACTTGACCGTGCAGGGCATTTTTTACACTCGCTGATTGGAGGTGAGCATGTTAGCAAGACCGGTACCACCTAATGACATGCCATCGTTCTTAGCAGCACCTGAGATACACGAATGGCTAAAAGACACAATCTTAAATCCTGATCATGAATGGTTTAACCGTGACCATCAACACCTACTTGATTATGAGTTTCGTGAGATATCCTTTTTATGGGCCCAAGGCGAATACATTAAACAAGGTAAACAGATATTAGGCCAATGCGAAAAAGTCATGATGATGGCTGGCGGTTGGAAAAAAGCACGTCAAGAAATGTGGTTTGAAGATACATTGGGCGCGGTGCCAGATTATTTAATTACTTTAGATGCTAATTATTGTCGTGAATGTACAGATACTGAATTTGCTGCATTGGTTGAGCATGAGCTCTATCACATCGTGCATAAGACAGATATGTTTGGTGACCCTGCCTTTAGAGCAGACGGTAAGCCGGCACTTGAGATAACGAGCCATGATGTTGAAGAGTTCTTTGGCGTCGTCAGGAGATATGGCGGTGATGAAGCAGTCAGACGAATGGCTGAACTACAAGATTGTGAGCCTGAGATTAAAGGCTAAATTATATACTGTGTAATACGGAGTAAGAGAATGGCAACCCTTAATAATAAGGTGAAAGCCTTTATTGTACAAGGGCTTGCTACCTACATGATGCCTTCAGAAGTAGCGGAGGCTGTCAAAAAAGAATTTGACTTGGAAATAACACGTCAACAAGTATCGTCTTACGATCCAACCAAAGCATCAGGAATGAATCTTGCCCAAAAGTGGCGGGACCTATTCAAGCAATTCCGCGATGACTTTAATAACGACATCCAAGCAATACCGATTGCTAATAAAGCGTATCGATTGAATATGCTTGACCGTATGGCACGTGATGCTGAGAAGTCAAAGAACAGACCTCTAGCAGCAAGCTTACTTGAGCAAGCAGCCAAAGATGTTGGCGAGGTGTTTACCAATAAGCAGAAATTGGATCATCAGTCGAGTGACAAAAGCATGACGCCGACAATCAACAACTTCAACGGTGACGCTCAAGCAGCAAGCCAAGCCTATCAGGATATTATGGGTGGTAAATAATGCCTATCCCTTTTGCATTTGATTTTAAAAATCCTGATTACGCGCAAGTATTCGAGTGGCGCATTGAGCGATTACAGCGCATTAGACAGCAGCCCGACCAAATACCAGCGCTCAAAGCGTTTTATCGTGACAATCCCGCGCAATTTATTATTGATTGGGGCGTGACTTATGACCCGCGCAACATTGAGCGCGGCTTACCATCATATATACCGTTTCTGTTGTTCCCAAAGCAAGAAGAGTGGATTCATTGGCTGATGGACGGTTGGAGGTTGCAAAAACCGTCCATTACGGAGAAAACGCGGGATATGGGTATGTCATGGCTCATGATGGGATTGTCGTGCTCACTAGGCTTACATAATCACGGCTTATCAGTCGGTGTTGGTAGCCGTAAAGAAGAATACGTTGACCTTATCGGCAGTCCTAAAGCTTTGTTTGAGAAAGGCCGTATGTTTTTGAGTGGTCTGCCTCCTGAGTTTCGCGGCGGTTGGATTAGAGAAAAACACAGCCCCTTTAAGCGCATTATATTTCCCGAAACTGGCAGTGTGATTACTGGCGAGGCAGGTGATGGCATTGGTCGTGGTGATAGGGCGTCATTGTATTTTGTTGATGAGGCCGCTTTCTTAGAGCGCCCGCATTTAGTTGATGCTTCATTATCTGCAACGACAAACAGCCGTAACGACATATCAACACCCAACGGTATGAGCAATTCATTTGCACAGCGTAGGCATAGCGGCAAGATTCGTGTTTTTACGTTTCATTGGCGCGACGACCCACGCAAAGATGACGAATGGTACGACAAGCAGCTTGATGAGCTAGACGCGGTAACAGTCGCTCAGGAGATTGATATTGATTACGCTGCATCGGTTGAGGGAGTGTTGATACCGTCTGCATGGGTGCAATCAGCTATCGACGCTCACAAGAAACTGGGCATTACTATCAGTGGCAGTAAAATAATGGCGCTCGATGTGGCAGACGAAGGCATTGATAAAAATTCTATTGCTGGTCGTCATGGTGTATTGCTCAATTACTTAGATACTTGGAGCGGTAAAGGTTCAGATATTTTTGCCACGTCTAAAAAGGCAGTCGAGGCGACCGCTGATAGTCAATCGGAATACTTTTTGTATGATGCTGACGGACTGGGTGCGGGTGTGAAAGGTGATGCTAGGGTGGTTAATGAGCAGCGCACAGGACTGCCTGATGTTGACGCACACCCCTTTAGGGGTTCGGCAGGTATCTATAAGCCTGAGCGCGAAGACATTGTTGGCAAAAAGAACAGTGACGCTTTTGATAACTTCAAAGCTCAAGCGGGGTGGGCGTTACGCAAGCGCTTCTTATTGACACATAGGGCGGTCGCTGAAGGTATGGATTTTGAGCCAAGCGATATCATTAGTATTGATAGCACGCTTGAGGAGTTATCGACTTTGACTACCGAGCTATCACAGCCAACCTACTCAAAAAATAATGCGGGAAAAATCTTGATAAACAAAAAACCAAAAGGCACGCCTTCACCGAACCGATTTGATGCGGTGATGATGGTGTTTGCCGACAACATGGTTGAGAAGAAATTCAATAAACGACATAGAGCCACTGCTGGCAAACGGACGTACAGATGACAGACATGACTAAAAAGCCGCGTTATCGTGTGACGGCAGGTAAGGCGCTAAGCCAAGAGCAAGCAACAGACCTACGCGGTAAGACCTTTTACCGTCATTTGATCCGCACCGACACTGACGAGATTCTTAAGAAAGCTGGCGTTAGTCGTCATGCGCTAAAGACATTACTGACTGACCCAGATATTGACCAAGCGATTGATATACGCGAAGAAGAGCTGAGTAACGCTGCTTATACGATTACACCGAGCGAGGGTAGTGTTGCTGAGTTTATTTATGATCAGTTAGACCTGCACCTCGGGACAATCTTACAGGGCTCATCACTTAGCAAGTGGTATGGCTATGATGTGATTGAAATGCTGTGGGGTAAAGATAGTAATGGGCGTAATGCGGTCACCTCGATGATGTCAAAACCTATCCAGTGGTTTGAGCCATTATCTGGCGGTGCACTGCAATGGTTTCCGAATGATGGTAGTCAGCCGATCATGATCAGTGATCAAGCTGACTTTTACTATCGTTATCTATACCAGCAGCATAAGCCGACCTATCTAAACCCCAAAGGCAAATCGTTATTAAGCCGTGTTTACTGGCTGCATTACTTCAAAACCAATGGCTGGCGCTTTTGGTCTAAGTTCTTGGAGCGTTTCGGCTCACCCTTGCTTATTGGTAAGACTGATGCGGCAACTGAGGATGATGCGCAGGACTTTGCTAATGCGCTATTAGCAGCACACAACTCAGGTGTTGTCACTGTCGGCGTTGATGAGGATGTGACAGCGGTGACTGGTGGCAGTAACGGTGAGGCGTTTGTTAGCTATGATTCAGTCGTTAAGCAGAGTATTACGACTTATTTGCTTGGTCAGACGCTTACCAGTGGTACGGACAAGGGCGGCACTTACGGTCAAGGTGTCGTGCATCAAGAACAGCAAGAGATTATCTTTAGCAGCGACCGTAAGCACGCGCTTAAAGCTGTCCAACGGTTTATCGATGTTATCTGTACCGCTAACGGTTTCGAAGCGCCTGAGTTTAAATGGGTGGCTAAGAAGTTTATTAATCAAGACCAGTTGGACGCGGATAAGAAAGCTCATGACATGGGTGTTCGTTTTACCAAGTCCTACTTTGTTGATGAGCACGGATATAACGAGCAGCATATCTCACACATGGATTATGGTGATGGTCAAGGCGCTATTAAGTTGCCAGCATCCTCACAAGCCAATCGTTATACGTCAATGGCCAATCAAAATTGGGTGCCATTTAAAGCAGACGATAGTGATAGTGAGTTTACTGACGAACAGCAAGAGCTTGAACAGGTGGCAGACGATGCGCTTGAATTGAGCGTACAGCCGTTTGATGCTGATGCGGTGCTATCGGCTATAAGTAACGCTACGGACGCTGACAGCTTACGTGAGGCGTTATTTAGCATGGTCGGTGATAGCTTAGCTCAAAGTGAGTTTACTCAGTTGGTTAATACCGCGCTGATGGTCGCTGATGTGCATGGTTTTGCTGATGAATCGAGTGAGGTTTGATTATGCAAGCAATGATAGTTGGTTTAACTGCTGTGGGCATCTACTCAATAGGTATAGCTATGGGCTTGTGGATTGGTCGCCCAAAGCATGATAAAGAGTGGGATGGTATGAGAAATCGTATTAATAAGCGCAATGCATTAAATGGCAGAGCTACTAACCATGAGACGCGACTGCCTGCGCAGACCAATCGACCACGCAGCCCTACACAGCCAAGACTACGAAAAATAGGTGAAGGCAACGAGGTTTAACCAATGGCAACGACAACAGCAGGATTTGACGTACATTTTATCGAAGCCATTGCTTACGCGCTTAATCGTAACGTGGTCTTACCAGATGAATACTACGACCGCATGACACCTATACAGCGTCAGCAAGCGGTATCTATCGCAGGATTGGGGCAGACTGAACAGATTAAGCACGTTATGAGCTTGGTCAATGACCAACTCGACAGTGGCGGTACGTTTGCAGATTTTCAAAAGGCAGTCAAAGACGGTGACATTGATATTAATCTTCCAAAACATCGGCTCGATAATATCTTTAGAACGAATATCCAAGGCGCTTATGGGCGTGGTCGATGGTATCAGCAGCAACAGAATAAAGATGAACGCCCGTATTTGATGCGTGACGGTATCAATGATATTAGACAGCGCCCAGCCCACAAGGTACTAGATGGCGTGATCAGACATATTGATGATCCGTTCTGGCAACAGCACTATGCGCCTGACGGTTATCGCTGCCGGTGCATAATGCGTTCGCTTACTGAATCTCAGGCCCAAGCAAAAGGTATAACGACTGATGAGGATTTGCCAAACGTACCAAATGATAAAGACTGGATTGGTGGCACACCAGCACAATACGCCAATCGCATGAATAAGCTAGTCAACGATAAGATAGCTGAACTCGCTATCACGTACTACAAGCAATCAGATGCGATATTGGCAGCGAGACAGCGTATTGAGGCGGCTATTACGGTGATGTTGGCACAGCCGGTACCAGAGCTTGCTTTGATGATTGATGAAGCTAAAGAGCTGATTGAGGAAGAGAATGCGTAGAGCACTCCTAACTTAAACTTTAGTAACCTCAAGTTTAAGTTATAATAAAACTTAAATTTAAATTATTCAGGTGAACTATGTACCGTTATACGATTAGAGATGGTTTTATTAAGATTGGGAAAGATTTAGAGAAGTCTATTGAAGCTTATTACGATATTGAAAAATATGAGAGTCTTGCTGATTCAATTGGTTATTCTACATTACAAGATTCTTTCGTAATTGATGACTCGTCTGAGCATCATGATCAGGACTACTCTATTGCTATTAATAAATTTACTGGTAATGCAAACTCAAAAGAAATTCATCTAACATTTGAGTCAGATTATGTAGTTGAAATTCAAGCTTATGATGATGTGAAGATAATCTTTGTAGATGACGTAATCACAGTTTACAAGCTTCTAGGTGAGCTGCTACCTACGCAGAATCTCATTAAAGCTAGACACGATAATCTAGATATATAATTTTAGAAAACACATCTAACAGAAATAAAAACCGCCCATTGAGGCGGTTTTTTAATGGGTGAAATATGAACTTACAATCAAAGATTAAGCGCGATATTAACCGTCATGCGCTCATGAGCTGTGAAGATTTAGATTATCAGCTTGCATCTATCGATTTCAAAGCGCTATCACGCCATAGCGATGATGATAGTGAGGCAGCTTATACGGTTGAGGATGGCGTAGCGACTATCGATGTTCGCGGTCTGCTAGTACCTGAGACCTCAAGTGATTATCGCTCATGGGGGGTAACAGGCTATGCAAACTTAGCGGACTACATACAGCAAGCCAATGATGACTACACAGTGACTAGCATTGTCTTAGATATTGATAGTGGTGGTGGTTATGTTGCAGGGCTTGATGGCATCACTGAGATTATCTATCAGTCTGCAAAACCAATTGAAACGTTTGTCAGTGGCGATATGTATTCAGCCGCTTACTGGCTAGGCGCAAGCACAAGCAAGGTTACAGCATCTAAGCAATCAGGCATTGGCAGTATCGGTGTTTATGTGGTCCACACTGAGGAAAGTGGATGGCTTGAACGCTATGGCGAAAAGGTTTCGTTGTTCCGATCAGGCAAGTGGAAGGCAGCGTTCAACTCATTCACGCCACTGACAGACGATGAAAAGCAGCGCCTACAAGAAGGCGTTGATGAATCAGCCAGTGTCTTTTTTAATCATGTAGCAGCACAGCGCAATGTTGATGCTAAAACAATCAAGGGCTGGGAAGGTGATGTATTCACCGCCGTTAAAGCCAAAGAACTAGGTCTAATTGATGCAATTGCCGATAGCGTAGCAGTGTCAAGCAGTACCAATCAGAGCAATACAAATCCAAAAACCGAGGGGAAATCAATGGATTTACAAGAGGCGCAAGCCAAAATTAAAGAGCTAGAGGCATCCGAGGCCAAAGCTGTACAAGAAGCTGCTGACGCAAAAGCCGAGGCGCAAGCTGCTAAGGACGCACTAGCAGAGTCGCAAGCATCAACACGCCAAGCAGCTATCGATAAGCTAGCCGCCGATACTGGTCGTGAGTTTACAGACGAGCAAGTAACCGCGTTTAAAGCGATGGATGACGCGCAGTTTGCTGTTGCAGAATTTATGGCTCAACCAGTTACACCCAAAGCACCTGAGCTACCAGATGGTCTTGATAAGGCCCAAGCAACCACAGGCCGCGAAAGTGGCGAAAGTAAAATTCTAGCAGCTGTTGAAGCAGCTAAAGCACAAGGAGTTAAATAATGGCCGCAACCACATTTACAACCCAGCATCCTTTACCAGTGGACATCACACCAACGACTGACAGTGTTGTGCCGACAGCTGCCACCGCTTATAAAAAAGGCGATCTACTTGTAGTCGCTGCGGATACTAACGCCGCAACACATAGCGCGACTGGCACAGATTGGCACGTTATCTGTCTTGCTGACGTGACAGCTGAGCAGGCCACTGAAAAGTTATCAATGGGCGTAGAAATGCCCGTATATGTCGCAGGTAAATTTGATGTGTCACAAGTCAAAATTGATGGCACAGCGCTTGATGCAACGCAAACATTGGCTGCACGAGCTTACGCTAACCGAAACACTAAAATTACGCTTAGCGTAGTCAAATAAGGAGATTTATAGATGGCAACATTTACATTTGATAATGGCGATACGATTGATACCGCCAGTTTTGAGGAATTGGCTGCGGTATACGACTTTAGTAATCCAGTAAGCAGCTTTTTTCGTGACCGTTACTTTCCAGACCCTATTTATCTGAATAATGAAGATAAAGTACCCGTAGGCGATATTAAGACCTACGTTCCGCTAGCTCCTGCGGTTGTGCCAACAGCTCAAGGCCGCGTTATCAAAGATAAAGTACAGGCCAATGTGGATTATATCCCAGCGCCTTACTTTAAGCCTGCGATGACGGTTGAGCCACTGAGCAAGATTGATGCCAAGCTACAAAAATTACTGCAAAATATGCGCGTTATTGCTGCTAATGCCGCAGGTGTGCCGCCAACCATGCAGGACGAGTGGGAAATGGCGGCGGCTTACTCTTACTTCACTATCCGCAAGTCTTTAAATGCTCGTATCGCTTTGATGTGCCGTGATGCGTTGCTATACGGCAAGGTGGTGGTGCAAGGTGATGACAACGCGGGTGTGACTGTTGATTTTGGCCGCCATTCAGATTTGACTTACAGTCCAACAGTTGCATGGGACCAAGCTGAGGCTGATCCATATCAAGACATCAAAAATATGGTTAAGATCCTGCTTGAGCACGGTAAGCGCCGCGCCGTTGATGCTGTCATGCCAAGTCGTGTCTTTGATGCAATGAGCGACAATGATAAGTTTAACGACAAATTAACCGCTGCTCGTGGCGATAATGCTACTCGCGTATTTGGTGGGACGTTTGGCGGCCGTGAAGAAGCCGTGCTACAGGGCACGGTTGATGGCATCAACTTCTGGACTTACGACGCTGAGTTTGAAAAAGAAGATGGGACAAGCGAAATGATGATACCAGAAGACGGATTTTGGTTAATTGCTGAGGTCAATAACCCACTGTACTTCTGTATGATTAAGCATCGTAAAAATCCTGCTAAGTTAGCAATGGAACTGATGCCGTACCATGTATTTAGCGATGATCCGTCAGTTGATAAGTTTATTGCTGACTCAAGCCCTTTGCCTGTGACCATCAACAAAAATGGCGCGTGTGGCGGTACTGGTTTTATCACTCTTTAATACCAACTAACTTTAATAACCCTGTCTAATCGCAGGGTTTTTTTTGGAGAATACAATGTCAAAAGTTTATATCGCAAAGCAATCAATCGGCGAAGTGCGCACTGGTGGTGAAGTCAAAGGCTTAACCGAGGAGCGCGCTAAATTCTTACTTGAAAAAGGCGCCATCGTAGAAGTTGAAGCCGTTGAAGGCGAAGATATTGATACTGGAGAAGGTGGCGAAGTCGTCGAGCTAGAAAAGCTTACCAAAGCTGAACTCACAGCTTTACTCGATGAAGAAGAAATCGAGTACAACGACTCAGATACTAAAGCTGAGCTAATCGCACGCTTTCCAAAGGAGTAACTCATGTATGCGACTCATGATGATCTAATAAGCCGCTTCGGTGCGCTTGCTATAGCTGAGCTTGAGTCGATGCACAATGACGGCTCGCTTGCAGTCACTAATGCGCTATCAGACGCTAGCGAAAAGATGAACAGCTACTTATCGATACGCTATCAAACGCCACTCAATAAAACTGAGCATCTAAAGCTGGTCTGCGCTGATATTGCTCGCTATTTGCTTTACATGAACGAGCCGACCGATGAAGTCGAAGCACGTTACAAAGAAGCGCTTAAATGGCTGCAAGACGTTGGTGCAGGTCGTGCGAATGTCACCTTTGCCGAGCCACTGACAGCCGAGGAGCAGCAAAGCACGTACATCAAACCAGCGGTGCCCATCGGTGACAGTTACCCTGGTCAAATCTTTGGCGATGATGTGTTTGGCATGATGCCCAGCATTAAGTGAGGTCATTATGATTGATGCTGAATTGTCAGGCGGTGACGAGATAATCAGGCGGCTAGGTGACTTGCATTTTGATAGTGCCAAGATGCAAAAGTTTAGCCGGTTGGTTGGCGCTGAAATGGTTTATCAGACTGAGGAGCGTTTTGCTAATCAGCATGGGCCAGACCGTCAACCGTGGTTGCCATCGCAAAGGGCTATCAGAGATAACGGTAAAACGCTGCGCGATACTAGCCGCCTATTATCATCATTGACCTATATTGCGCTACCTGATGGCGTTAAGTGGGGCACTAATGTTGTTTATGGCCCGATGATGCACTACGGCGGTAAAAAGGCACTATTTCCTCACTTGTGGGGTGATATACCAGCAAGGCCGTTTTTGGGTATGAATGAGGACGATAGAGCTAGTGTGCTTAACATTATCAATCGAATTATGGACGTGGACTTATGAGTAATTATTTTGCAGTAGGTCTTGGCCTAATCGAGCATTTAGAGGCTAAGGCTGCTGAGTGGGGCATTAATCATGTCGGTACGGTCGCTAGTATCAACAAGATCAATAAAAACATCACACCTGCGCTTTATGTCGTCAATACTGGCAATAACCCTATGCCAAACGCGCACATAGATAGCCGTGACGTGCAGCAGTGGACGGTCGTTGTCGCTGTGAGCAATCAGGCGGCACAAGATGATGTTAAGGCGCTCATGGAGTCGTCAGGCGAGCTTGTGAGCAAAGTTATCAATCATGTGCAGGGTTATCAGCTAGACGACTATCACGATGCACTAGAGCGCACCAGCACAAGCGGACGGCCTGATTACTTTAGTACGTTCGCACTATATCCACTCACTTTTCAAACCACCATTACGCCATAGGAGACAGTAACATGGCAGATAAACAACAATCACACGCTTTTGTCGGTAATGGCAAAGTGTATTTTACGCCAGTCAAAAATGGCGTAGAGGGCAAGCCATTTTGGGTCGGTGTCGCAAACGCTGCCTCATTCTCGCACTCAGTCGAAAATGAGAGCGAGCTAAAAGAGTACCACTCAGGCAAAAATCAAACATGGGATAAGCTTGACGGCGATAAAAGCACCACTTTTAGCATTACGCTAAATGAGCGCCGTCAAGCAGCCATGCAAGCAGCACTGCAAGCGACGGTCACAGAAGTTGCTACTGGCACGGTAACAGATGAGCAGCATACCGTCGATGAGGTCGGTGATATTGTTTTCTTAAAACATAAAAATGTCAGCGATGTAGTGATTACCGATAGTACAGACACACCGCTTAGTTTAATTGAGGGTACAGACTATACAGTTGATGAGCAGTACGGCACCATCGAAATGACGCACGTACAGACCATCACATCGCCGATCAAAGTCGCTTATAGCTACGGCACTGCAACAGTCATGAAGCCTATGACTGATGATGTTGATTATTACCGCATCCGTGTCGATGGTCTAAACAAAGTTGGCCAAAAAGACAAGCAGGTCGTGACCGCATACCGTGCCAAGCTGTCACCCGCTGATACTTTAGATCTAATCAGCGATGATTTTAGCGAGATGACGCTCGAAGCTGATTTGCTGTACGACGAAGCTGAACAAGCGACTTACGAGATTGTGAAGCTGTAATTTATGGGTTGGTCGGATTACCGACTGACCTATTTTTATTTAATTAAGTCATTGCGTGTCGATGGCTTACTCAAATAAAAAGGATAAATTATGCGTACTAATACCCAAACCAAGCTGACAAACACAGCCACAGGTGATGTCCTCGTCTTGTCTGATAGCCTTTATCCGGAGGGTGAGCATGACTGGTCAGCCATCGTATCAAATACCAAGTACGCGCTTGACGGTACTATGATTGTCGAGCAGTCAGTAAGACAGGCTGGCAGACCATACGTGATGCAAGCACCTGATGGTCATGGCGTATTAAGCCGAGCAACGGTTAATAGACTCAAATCTGAGCGCGATAAGCTGGGCGCGACCTTTTGGCTGGATTATCTAGCAGATGGGGTGGTTAAGCGCGTCAAAGTGATGTTTGATACAACACAAGAGGCGATTGAGGCTAGACCGATCAAAGGCAGCACAAGCCCAGAGCTGACTGATTATTACAATGTCACGCTTAAATTCTTAGAGATACCAAGCTCATAATATTAAGACTTTATTTAGCCCTATATTTAGGGCTTTTTTAATGCCTAAAATTTGACGGATGACGACATGGCAATTACTCAAAACGATTTAGAAATCCTCAAATCTGAGGTAATGAATGACACAGACGAGGGCGGCGGTCTGCCGACTGCCGAAGCGGTAGTCGATGGCGTGTCGAATAACCTATTCCCCGATGTGTCAGATATTGACCGCTTACTTGGCCGTGTGCGCCTGCGTAAAGTATCGCTCGCAGTTAAGACGGCCAATGCTGAGCTATTGCAAGCGACACGTATGCTATTCACTGAGCTACCGGATAACGAAAATATCAGCGTGTTTGCGTTTAAAGCCACTGATTTTGCAGACAGACGCTCAGATGCTCAAAACAAAATCGAGAGTTATTTAGCGTTTGGTACAAAGTGGGCAGGGCATTTATTGGAGACACAGCTCGCAGGTCAGCGCGTGATTCAAATCTCGCTAGACAAAGGCGACCCGATACCGTCTGTCAGTCAACCGCTAGTGCTGGTGCAAAACGAGGGGCAATCTGACGAGTTTTATCAGTACATCCGTCCGCTTAAAGTTGAGACGACCGAGCGCCGTTTTCAGCGCAATGCAGACACGCAGGTGACGCGCACAGTAGCGACTATTGAGTTTGGCGATACGCTAAATAAAACATTTAACGGTCTGACTGTTCAAGAGTTTTACCAAAACGCATCAACGAGCAGACGCGCTATATTGCGCGAGGCTCGTGTCGCTGATGCTGCTAAATATTACAGTGCTAGTAAGCTCGCTGAGCCAGTAACGGCAATGACCAGCCGTCAGGTGCGACTAAATAGCATCTATACGCAGGTCGTGCCAAGCACGCAAGTCGAGACACCTATTTTGCAGCGCGATCCTGCTAATCAGGTCGCTACTCAAGCGCGTGGCGATGGTGTGATTACCATTAATCAATCGGTCGATGTTACGCCTAACACTGCGTTTAATTTACCAAGTGGGGTGTCGGTTGGCACATTGTCGCTCACAGTTAACTACACACAGTTAACAGACCGTGACGGCGAGCTAGTAAATGGTCAGGGCGTGGCTTATGCGTCTATCAAATATGGTACTGGTCAAATCGTATGGTACAGCGGCACGGGGTTGCTAGGCGTTAATACAGTCACGGGCAGCTATAAACCAGCAAGTGAGTTTACTCGCGTAGCTCAAACAGATTATCAAGTCGTTGATGATAACGCTGGCTATAACTACGTGCGAGAGCTGGGTGCTGAGCCAGTGCCAAACAGTCTAAAAATCACTTATACGGTAGGCGGTAATAACTACCTTGTGCATGATGACGGTCGCGGTAACTTAATCGATGATGACGGTAATGGACGCGGTACAGTACAAGGTAAGACAGTGCTACTCACGACTGCTGCTATACCTGATGCTGCGAGCTATATTATTTATAGTTTTGGCGTGGATTTAGACACAGTCAAATATGGCGAGCAAGCACTATTACCTGCCTATCACGCGGCTATTATCGAGGACGAGGTGGTCGGCGATATTACAATCACATGGGGCGAAAATAAAACCGCAACCATGAGCGACGGTGTTATCACAGGTGACGCTACGGGCACGTATGATGGTCGAGAAATACATATCGCACCCAATGAGACAGTCGCTAAAGATACAGTGTTCACAGTGACTTATGACAAACTGCTTGACTCGATGACATCGCCTATTAACGCCACTTATAACCCAGACTCTACGGACGGCACGTTTACCGCCACTATTGACATGGGCGGCGCTATAGATGGTGATATTTGGTTTAGAGCAGAGCTTTATGACGGCAGTAACGCTCAGGTCGCCTTTAATATTTCTAGTATGGGTACTGCTTTGGAATTGCTGAGGCTGGGTAGTGTTTCTTACCCCACGTACTCAACAACCGCAATGTATAGAAGCGGAAATACAATGACACCTCAGACAGGGTTATCTTGGTATCCAGCTGATAATGGCGCAGGTGGCCAATGGAAGGTGTTTTTGGTGAGCAGCAACTTGGATAAAGCGGCAGGTATAGCCACGTTTACCATCAAGGTATCACGAAGAAAAACGGTTACCGATGTAGTCATGGCAGGCGGTTTAAATAAAAAACCGCTATTTACAACATCAAGCCAAGATGAAAACCTAAACATCAGCACTGTGCAGATTTATGGCAGCGCCGAGGTAGGAGCGACTACAGAAGCTGCTACTTTTGACATGACTGCCGATAAACTATTGATAGCGCCACCGATGGAGTCAAAAACACCAGTTGTCAGTGGCTCGGTATTTGTCGATGCGCTCGGCTATAGTTTGCGCGACGATAGCGGTAGAGTAAAAAATGGCGATAATGTAGTCGGTGATATTAGCCTAGAGTCAGGCGTGATTGAACTGACAACATGGCAAGCAGGGCAGCAAAACACCGTTACGCTCAAGTCAATGCTACGCGAAAATGATCCAGTGCCGCTTGCTAACCTGATTTTTAGAACGCCAGTGGCACCACTAAAAGAAGCGTCATTGCAAATCAGTGCCGAGCTAGCAGATGGTACGCCTATATCGCTATCGACGGACGAGCAGGGCGCTATTACAGGTCATGCGTTTGCTCATGGCGAGGTTGATTTTAAGGCAGGCGTTGTGGCGCTGTACTTTTATGAAAAGCTAGGCGTGACAGCCAACCCTGATGTAGTCGCTGAGCCGTGGTATGACATTAATAATATTTATACTGAGTCAGCGACAGGTAACACGCAATTTATCAACCGTCCAGTCTATGTTAAGCCGGACTCTATCCGCTATAACGCGATTGCTTACAGTTACTTGCCACTCGATAAAGAGCTTATCGGTCTTGATCCAGTGCGCTTGCCGAGCGATGGTCGTGTGCCTTTTGTCCGCAAAGGCGACAGTATTGCGATCACCGAGCTAAAAACAATGGAGCTTCCAACCAATGCGCCTAACGATACCTTTGACTTGGGGTTTGAGCGACTGTCTGACGTAAATGTAGTCGATAGCACAGGTAAAAAGGTTGGTTTTGAATATCTCGATATTGATTTAGACGCAGGCACCCTAACGCTCAACGGTATGTTTGATATGTCGTTTTATACCGCGCCACTCACGGCTAAATATCGCATTATGGATATTGCGCTAGTTATTGAAACGGATATATCAGGTCGTGTGACGCTATCAACGCCGATTACTCATGACTACTCAACAGCAGCGGTCTTTAGCTCGATGTTATTAGCTGGCGATATGCAGGCATTGGCGCAAAATGTGTTTAGTCAAAAGTCGTGGGGCGGTGTGTTTAGTGACTCGCTTATCGGAGATAGAGCGTCAGCACAGCTACAAGTGACCAATAACCCGATTGTCGTAACTAATCGTGATGCGATTGAGGAGCGCTGGGCGCTGGTCTTTACCAGTGCCACATCGTTTAGAATTATTGGTGAAACAGTTGGTGAGATTGGCACAGGATCAACTTTAAGCGCGACAAGCCCAATCAATCCCATGACTGGCTATCCATATTTTACAATACCACAGGCAGCATGGGGCACAGGCTGGTCTGCTAATAACGTGGTGCGATTTAATACGCTCGCTGCTAAATATCCAGTTTGGATCGGTAACGCTATCCAGCAGCATCAAGGCAGTAGTAAAGACAATTACGATTTTACGATTGGCTACCATGCCAACATTGACCGTGAGCGAGGTGAGTAATGCAGTTAAGTGTTGATGCAAAAAATGCCGCCTTGCAGGGTATTGCTGACAAGCTAAACGAGGGCACCAATTCGGTGCTCTCTTTGTTTATCGGTGAGACTTTAGCGGCTGAGATTGCGCTACTCAATCCAGCGCAGGAGTCGATAACCAATGCTGTCATGACGTTTAAAGTACCGCCCAAAGTGCTAGCGATAGCATCGGGCGTACTGACATCGGCAAAAGTGCTGGCGGCAGACGGCACGCTAATCGCTGAGCTTGATGTAGCAACAGAGATCACTCTTGATAAGTCGCAAGTCTATCAAGGTGGTTATGTGACGCTGACAGCGCTAACAATGGGCATCTGATATGGCAACAATCACAGGCAGGGCAAAACGCTATGACGGCCTACCTATTGATTATGTGTCGCTATTTAGGTGGAAAGACGGCAAGTGTATTGCGAAGCGGGTGCCGGATAGCGCGGGTAATTGGTCGTTTGAGTACGACCACAACATGATAGTCGGCGTTACTTACGTTGCAGACGGCTGCGAGCCGATTAGTCATGGGCCGTATGAGTTTGTACTAAATAAATAGGGGTAATTATGAGTTTATTAACACCAGAGCGCGTACCAGTTAAGGTTTACCGCTGGGATGATGCTGGGGCGCCCGCGCTTGATAAAACTGCGGGTTGTATGGCTACAATTTTTAAAGCGTGTCTGGACACTGGCTATGGCGCAAAAGAGGGCGCGGGTTGGACGATGCCGTTTGAGGATACGGCATCGGGGGTTAAAGTGCTGCGCCCTGAGTTTGGACCACATACTGATTTTTACCTACGGTTATCAGCGGACACGGGCACAGAAATGGCAGCGCAGGTCTATATTAATATGACTGATGTTAATACTGGTGATTTAAAGTTGCAGTGTAATACTCCATTTAAATATGCTGCAACAAACAATAGCGGTAAATGGATTTTAATAGCATCACCGCGCGGATTTTGGTTTTTTTGTGAGCAAGCGCTGACAGCGTCCCAAAGCACAATGTCTGGCGCATATTTTTTCGTTGGTGATTTAGGATCTAATAGCGTAGGTCTAAGGGATGTATATCTAAAGCATACAGGGGGTACGAGTAATTATTTTTCAGGCGCTTTTGGGTATTATACTGATAGTGCAGGTGTTGATAAAGCGCCTAATAAGTATCTTGAAGGCAAGTTACTAGCTGCATCTGATAGTAGCGTAGCTACTGTTGATATGATGAGTCTTGCCGATGGCGGTACAAAATCAACTGATAGTGATTTTGTTAGCCCTGCGGTTGTAGTACATCAAAAAGATTTAGGCGTCGTAACAGGATTGCTGGTGCCTTTGTCCGGCGCTGCACACAATAATTTTGATATCATAAGCGCTGCTAATACAGATATGGTGTCTGATTATATTGTTTTTGGTTCATCGTCTCGTAATAGTGATAATTTATATATCGCAAAAGATAATTGGAGCTACTAATGTTATTGATTGGTCTTAGCTTGGCTCTTTCGCACAATGGGTACATAGCAGGCTCAGGTGACGGTATTGTAACTGTGCAGGGCAAACCTGCATCACGCAAGATATGGCTGCTAGACGCGGCAACGATGGTAGTTGAGCAGGTCATTACATCGCTACCAAATGGTCACTATCTCTTTATGGGGCTTGACCCTGCTAAGCGCTACTTAGTCATGGCGCGTGACTTTAAAAAAGAGTACGAGCCGTTTGTATGGGACTATGTGGCACCAGCGGACGACTTAACTATCGCTGAGCAACAAGCGCTATGGCAGTCATGGCAAACTAATTAAGGTGGATATATGGCAAGCTCATTAAAACTAATGCTTGAGCGTGTCATTAGCGCATCGCGTTTGTCTAATGCGCTAGATTTGCCACTTGAGCGCAAGCTGGGCGACCTGCCACGCCTCAAGTACGTTTATGCGGACGCACTACCGCTACCGCTTGAGCGTAAAATCAGTGAGCAACCAGCGTCTAATGCGCTTTATATGTCGCTCAGCCAGTCGCTTGGTACTTATGTGCCACTGGTGTATGTAACGTCTGACGCGCTATCGTTGCCACTGTCTGAGCGTATCAGCAATCAGCCGCCAGCGAGTGAATTACCGCTTGGCTTGACGCGCAAACTAGGCACGACCACAGGCGGTTATGTGCCGCCAGTTGAACCACCAGTCAGCGATGACGTATCGGTTGCTATAACAGCAGTAGCAGACATAACGCCTACCGCGTCAGCAACTATGACATCGGGGGTTGTTGAGGTCAGCGTATCGGTCATTGCTCATTGCGATCTAAATGCTACTGCTAGCGCGTCGGTCGATTATGACGCAAATGTGTTTAGGGGCTTGGTCGCTGATGTGTCAAGCGATATGCAAGACGCTAAATTGCAGGGCATCGATAGAGGCGGGCAGTTTGAGAGTAACGAGCAGCTAGTCAGCAGCACGACAACGGACTGGCAGCAATCAAAGCTGGCCGGCACTGATAATCAGGCACAATTTGAGGCAAACAAGCGCCTCGATACTGATGCAACGCCATTGTTTGAGTCGTCAAAATTGGTTGGTGCAGATAGCGAACAGCTATATGAGTCACAACGATTTATCAGCGATAAATCTACGCTAAAAACTGAGGCAGCAAAGCGTGTCAGTCATAGCAACTGGTACAGCTTTGAGGCGATGCTCAAGCGTCAAATCGAGCGCGTGCTGGGCGCTGAATACGCTGAGCTGGTGACAGATAGGCTCGATACGTCTAGCGAGTACAATCTCCTTACTGCGATTAGATACGACGCACTCATTGAGACAGCACGACTGCCATACTCGAAGCTGCGCTATGTGCCGCCGCCGTTATCGCAGACTGTCATACTCAAAAAGCAGGTCATCGACGACTGGGAGTGTGGTAACGGTGCGCTGCATCACTATGTCTATAATGACGAGCTTGCGTTGCCTATGCACAGGCGCATTGCAGATAGGGGTGCGTCTAGCAGTCTGGCAATGCCGCTAACTATGCCTCGTGGCGTACTGGAGCTATCAGCAGCCGATGCCGACGCGATGGAAACAAGACCGTGCAAGCGCAAGACACTGGCAGTTAATCCGACGCTCGACGTGACATTATGTCAGCCTAAAGTGTTTGGCAAGGCGTCATCTATCGCAGTCAGTGCAAACACTACGCTAGACGCTACCGCATGGCTCAGCCTGCTCATCGGCGAGAAAGGCGAGGCGTACAACAAGGGAGTTATATTTGTGACAAATAGCGTGTCATTAACGCGCACCGATGATGGGCGTGAGATTAAGCTCTTGGGCTTTAGCGTGGGTATTGATAGCAATAGCTATTGTTGGACGTTTAGCGCCACTGTGCCACTCTCAGAGCTATCAAAAGTCGATACAGCACGAGAGCAGCGCATAGGCGTGGACTTTGAGTGTAACGGCAATCTATGGCGATTTATCTTAGATAGTTGCGAGGACTCTATCCAATTTGGCGAGAGTAGCTTAACGATCAAAGGCAAGTCACGCGCTATGTTGTTAGCGCACCCATACGCGACACAGCGCGGATTTAAGTTCGATACGGCTATGAGCGCAAGACAGATAGCGGAGGCCGAGCTTAACCGCAATGGTGTGCCGTCAGGGTTTACGCTTAACTGGCAATTAGTAGGGGTAAACGGCTGGAATGTGCCAGCTAATACTTACAGCTACTCAAATCGCACGCCTATCAATAGCTTGCAATGGATAGCAGAGGCCGCAGGTGGTTTTATCAACGCTGATATGAGCGAGGATGTTATCCACGTACTGGCACAATATCCGGTGCCAAGTTGGGAGTGGGCGGCACAGACACCGAGCATCGAGCTACCGATGTCGTTAATCACTAGCCGCAGTCGTGGCCGTGTCAATAAACCTGCCTACAATGGGGTTAATTTGTACGGTGACAATGATAACGGCATACATGCCCTGATTAAGCGCACAGGCACAAGCGGAGGTTATCAGCCGCCGATGGTCACAAGTGACTTGATGACCGACACAGCCGCCGCTATCAGTCGTGGCGAGGCGATATTGAGCGACACGGGCGATATTGGTAACATCGGTATCTCAATGCCACTAATCGCTGATATAGGCGTGTTAAAACCATCTACTTTGATTGGTGTTAATGACGGCGAACAATGGGTGGGTATGGTCAGAGGTACGACAATCACCGGTCGTCTATCGAGCAATCGAGCGTTAGAGATTGACCAAAGCATTGATGTTGAGCGTCATTTTGATAAGGAGATTGTGTAATGGCAAGCGGCAACTTATGGGCGTTATTTAAAGGCGTCACTGAGCAAGGCGCAAAGCAATTAGCAACCGTCATTGACCGTACAGGCTCAAACTATACCGTCACTATGCAAGGCGGCGGCAATACGATTGTGCAATCTGATGCCGCCTACGCGCTGCAATCAAAAGTATTTATCAGAAATGGTGAGATTGTCGGCCAAGCGCCTGATTTACCATACACGGAGATTGACGTATGACAGACAAAACAGATAATACAATCCGCGTCGCTGATACCGATATTACTATCAAGCGCGTCAAGGTAAAAAACCTGAACGAGGTGACACGCGCCTTTACGCCTTTTGTCGCTGAGTTTGAGCGCATTGTGAAAGCCAAAAAAGGTATGCCAGAGAGTGAATTAATGGCGCTTATCGGTACGTTTACCGATGAAACAGTCATCTTAGCATCAACACTGACAGACCAGCCGCCGAGCTTTTATAGAGAGCTTGAACCGTTAGAAATGCTACAAGTGATGCAGGAGGTCGTCGCCCATAGTGGCGATTTTTTTATGCGTCAGATTTTCATTCCCCTAAAACAGTTGGGGGCACAGCTACACTTACTTGGTACGACAGCTTACTACCATTCTACAAAATCGGACTTAGAGAATCCGACGTCTTAGATATGGTCTTCGGCGAATGGTGGGGCTTATCTAAAGCACTGGCTAAAGATAAGCAGCAAGAAGTTAAGAATATGGCTATTGCTATGCGAGTGGCGCAAGCAGATGCTAAAGGCTGGAAAGAGTTTATGAAAGACTAGCGTAACAATGGGTAATTGGTTAAAGTTGAGTAAATATAACTTTATCGAGTATTAACTATGAAAAAGCTATTGGCTGTGGGATTGGTGTTGGCGCTAAGTGGGTGTGGCGGTGGGTATGATAGTTTGCCGCCACAAGTAAGTAATGGCAATGGTGGTACGATCGGCGCGGGTGGCACCTTTCCTACAGATAAAGGCGACTGGAAGTATCGCAGTGTTAGTAACGAGGACGGTGTTTTTTCATTATCTGCCAGTATTTATGCTACCAACACCTATACTGTGCCAAAATACCCAAACCTTAAACAGCGCTCATGGATTGAGTTAGAAAAACGAAAAATGGCTGATGATACGATATCAAAAAGATTCACTATTTTTGCGCCTGAGCAAGTTAAATGTACGCCAAGCTGCGACATTAGAATCAGGTTTAATGGTGGGATATCAGCTTACAGTTTTGAGCAAAGAGTTGATGGAGTGCTAAGCCCAATCAATGAGCGGTTATCAGCTGAGCTATTTGACAAAACTGCGCAATCTAATAGAGCTACTGTTTATCTGCCTATTGTGGGGTTATCAGATGAAGTAGAGTCTGAGTTTAACCTGAGAGGTTATGACGAAGATAAAATGAAATTTACTGACGAGTAGTGAATTAAACAAACTTAATTAAATACCCTTGCTAGAAATAGTGAGGGTTTTTTTATGCCCACAATTTGAGGTGCGCCGTATGGCAAGTGATTTAGATTTTAGCGTACAGCTACGCGTGCTCAATGAGCAATTTAATAACGGCATCAACCAAGCGCGTGACAGATTTACGCAATACGCGCAGTCAGTACAGCGCAATGTAGCGCAGATGAATACTGACACCGAGCGCGCATCTACTATGCTCGCAGGTCTTAATAATGTCAGCTCGGACAGACTGACGGCTGAGATACGCGCAACGGCTGACCAGCTCAGACAGATGGGTGCTGGTGCTAACTTGTCGGGCGAGCAGGTCGAGGCGGCTATGCAAGCATCGGCTTTGCAGGTCACGCGATTAGGTCGTCAATTAGAGGTTGCGCGGTCAGAGGCGCTACGATTAAGTCAGACCAACGCAAGCCCCGCTGATATTGAAGCAGCGGCGGCCAATGTCGATAGACTAGAGCAAGAGTTAAATCAGGCTCGCAGCGCAAGTGTCAGTTTAGCCAATGAGCTGTCGGGCGCGATGAACAGAGCGTCTAATACCGCAGATGGGGCGCGCAACTCAATTTATCGCATGGCTAATGTGCGAGTACCTGAAACAATACGCGGCGAGATTAACCAGCTCAACCGAGCCTTGACCGATTTTACTAACAACAGCGGCCGTCCTGCTGCTGAGATTGAGCGCGTTACACGGGCAACACAAGAGCAGATCAGACGGCTCGAGGCTGAGCTAAACGGTCTTGATGACACTCAGGATAGAGTAAACCAAGGCTCGCAGCGCTTTACTGGCGGCATCAATGGCGTGCGTAGTGCCATGGGTAGCTTGCAAGGTATGCTTGCAGCGGCTGGTCTTGGTATTGGTGCTGCTGAGATTATCGAGGCATCAGACGCATTTAAAACGCTTGAGGCGCGTATTAAGCTCGCTACAGGCGAGGGCGCGGCGTTTATCACAGGCTTTGATGGCGTTAAGCAAATCGCCAATGAGACATTTAGTAGCGTGGAAAACACGGGCGAATTGTTTGCACGTATCACGCAGTCTGCTGAGTCGCTGGGGCTTGCTCAATCTGAGGTGCTAGGTGTTACAAAAACCATTAACGAGGCAATCAAGCTATCAGGCGGTAGCGCTGACGCGGCTGATGCTGCTATTACCCAGCTCATACAAGGCTTGCAATCAGGTGTAGTACGCGGCGAAGAATTTAACAGTATCATGGAGCAAGCGCCGCGCTTAGCTCAGGCAATGGCAGATGGCTTGGGCGTAACTCGTGGCGAGCTGCGAGAATTGGCGGGCGAAGGCAAGCTAACATCCGAGGTCGTCATCAATGCAATACAGTCGCAAGGCGAAGCTATCGGCAAGGAGTTTGGCACGCTACCAAACACGGTTGGCAACGCGCTACAAGAAGCCAAAAACAAGATATTTTTATTTATCGGTGAGATGGATAAATCTGTCAATCAGTCGTCAAAACTGGCCGAGGCCATCGACATGATAGGCGATAGTTTAGAAAATCTTGATCCAGCTACGGTCGATGCAGTCAATCAGATATTCAACCAGCTTATGACCACGCTTGGCATTATCTGGGAGCGTATTGTCAACACGTACATGGGCATAAACGACTGGATAGGTGTGCTGACCAACACAACGGGCGAAGCGGCCGAGCAAGTCGGTATCATCACGCGCACATTGCAAGGCGTGAGTATCGTACTAGGTGCTATCAATGATGGGTTTAAAACAATCGCTATCGCTGGCGATTTAGTGCAAAGCGTCACTGCAATATGGCTTGCAATGATGATGCGCGGGCTGTCTAAACTCACGTTTGGCGAGCTGGCACAATCACTGACCGATTTTGCAGACCGTTTGGATAATCAAGCGACAAAAGCGTTTGATAACGCCACCAATGCCGCAATGAGCTTTGAGTCATCAGCAAAAGCCGCGCTTGATGATGCAGCGATGACGGCTCAAGACAGGCTGGGCGCGGCAGCAAAAGCTGCTACCGATGCTTACGACTCAATGAAAAATGATGCTAATGCGTCCGCAGAGGCGCAAGAGGGCGCGTTTGCTGAAATGGCAACGGCTCAAATAGCGGCGTATGGCGAGTCAGCACTAGCGGCGCTACAAGTCGAAGCGGCAGAGCGCGGTCTTAAAGTCGCTATTGATGAGACTGGCAAAGCGATCATTGAGAAAATGAGCAGCGAAGAACAGGCATCGACAGCCGCAGAGCAAAACGCTAAAGCACTTGATAAGACATATCGAGAGCTGGCTGATACGCTAGGCGTTGGCATTACGCAAGGTTATGCGGATGCTAAAGCGTCGGTGCTCGAACTGTCAGAGAGTTTTGACGTACTCACCGACTCAGGTTATCAGACAGGCGATGTGCTAAAAGCAGCGCTCACTAAGATGACCGAGCAAGCCAAAAACACCACAGAGCTGCAAGATATTATCTTGATGTGGGAGGATTTAGGCGAGCAAGGACAGCTAACAGGTGAGGATTTAGCAGCAGGGCTTGATTTGGCTAATGAGCGACTGGACGCGCTGACAGACGGTGTAAACTCGGTCAATGAGGCCTACAAGGTTTTAGGTCTGACGACACGCGCAGAGGCAGCCAAGCAAGCTGAGGCGTACACGCAGGCATACGGCATCATTAAAAAAGATGGCGAGGCAACAGCAGGTCAGCTAATCGACGGTTTTAAAAAATACGCTAAAGCAGCAGTAGCAGCCAATGGTGATGTAGTAACAGCACAGCTAAAAACAGAGGCAGCGCAGCGCGGCTTAACTATCGCAGTTGATGAGACAGGGCGCGTGACGTTTAAGAGCATGAGCGAAGCAAAAGAGTCTAACGACCGTGTTACTCGCTCAGTCAATAATATACGCACCGCATACGACGGCATATCATCGAGTGCAGGCAGTGCAGGCAATGCGATGGTACGCGCTGCAAACGAGGCATCATCAGCTTATGATAAATTGCAAGCAAAAATTAAAGCGGTCAAAGAAGCGCAAGCGGTAAAAAATGCTGACGAAACGCTGAAAAACTTGCGAGTGTACGGCACCGAAAAAGCGCCAGTCGAGGGCAATCAGTTTGGCACACGCTTAGCGGTTGAAAACTTTTTGAAGTCGCAGGGTCTGTCTGAGGTCGCAGCTATCGAGGAGGCGCGTAAACTATATGCCAAGCAGGGTACGAGTGGTGGCGCATTAAACTTTGGCAAGCTACAAGGCTTTGATGATGGTCAGATAATGACGCCCGCCGATCTCAATCGCTTTAAATCGGCATCAATGTATCTAGCTGAGATTGCAGAAAAGGCACGTCAGAATGAGCGGCAGCGTGATAGCTACGAGGCCGCGAGAACGGCAACAGCAAGAATTACGACGCAAGAGTATGGGCGCTTTGATAGTCAGCCAAGGTCAGTTGAGAAAATCGAAGTCGATTTAAAATTTGGCGGTAGCACAATGCCCGTTGAGATTGATGCCAATAATAAGTCTCAAATGTTGGCTTTTTTACAAGAATTGCAAGAAAGCAAAGCCCTTGCGGGTCAATAACCACTCTTTTGAGTGGTTTTTTATTATCTAAAATTTGAGGGGGCGTTATGCCTGATAATCAATGCGGCTTGATAAGTACGTTGTTTTGCTGCTTTAACAAAATGGTTGATTGGATATTTGCGGACGGCGTGCGACCAATTGAGATCATCAATGCGCTTACACTGATGTCGTTTGCAATCATCTTTATCATTGGCTCGGTTGAGATAAGCCTTGAATATCCATACCGAGGTTTTGCTTTTGCCACTGCTATTTGGTGGTGGGTCGGTATGTTCACGCTAGGCGCTTGTCAGTGGATTGCACTGATGAGCAAGTCCGTCCGCTCAGACAGGCGCTCAGCAATATTGCTCGCTGTGTCGATGGTGGTTTACTTGATACTTGTGGGGCTATTCTCAAGTGATTATCCGCCATTATCGACAGCTGTACCTATTTATTTCATCAACGCTGTCATGTGTACGCTTGGATCAGCAAAGCGCATGGCCAAAGCAAAGAAGGTGTCCGATGAGCTGGCAAATGAGGAGTAATAGTGGACACTGTAACCATGTTTTTGCAGCCGCCATTGCTACAAATAACGGCGGCCATACTAGGCTGTATTGTGGGTTCATTCGCAATGGACCCAGTGGCACGCTACGGCATTAGAATTGCGCTGCTATTTACCATTATTTCAATGGTCTTGGCTGGGGCTATATCTGAGTATTTAGCGGTAGCAAAAGAGATGCGATATGTATTAATTCATGCAGGGATTGGGATTGGAATTGGCCTTGTCTGCCAGTTTTTAATTGAGGAAATCAAACAAAGCGCACCTAAGTTTTTTAAGTCGCTACTCAATATTTTAACATCGACGCTCATAGACAATATCGTTGAGACCATTGTTATGTTCTTTGATGGATTGAAGCGCAAGATTAAAAAATGGTTGCCGAAATAACTTAGCCACTCTTTTGAGTGGTTTTTTTTGGAGGTGAAAATGGCTTACGGTCATGTAGTACAAGCGCAGACAGCGTTGGCAAATGCAGGGTTTTACCACGGCAAGATTGATGGGGACTTTGGCGGCGGTTCGCTGCGAGCTGTTAAGAGTATCATTGCCAATACAGGCAAGGCGGTTGATGTTTTAACTAAGCCTAATGTTTGCACAAAAGACAAGCCAAAATTAGGACGTGCTGACATTATCATTGCAGCAAAAGGTCTGGGCGTAGAGCCTGCAACACTAAAAGCGGTAATCGATATTGAAGCTCGCTCAAGTGGATTTGACGACCAAGGTAGACCAACCATCTTGTTTGAACGTCACAAAATGTGGAAGTATCTGGGCGAGGCGAATTACTTTACCAAGCGCGACCAGCTTAACGCACTATTCCCTGATATTTGCAGTGATAAAGCGGGTGGCTACAACGTGCGGCCACAGTACGAAAAACTGGCTATTGCTGAATCATTACACTGGGAAGCAGCGCATATGTCAGCCTCGTGGGGTTTGGGGCAGATAATGGGCTTCAACTACGAAAGCCTAGGTTATCCGTCGCTAAAGGCATTTATCGATGCAATGTATGAAAGCGAGGCAAAGCAGCTTGATGCCATGTGCCGATACATAAAGGTAAATTACTTAGTTGATGAACTGCAGCGTCATGATTGGGCTGGATTTGCCAAAGGCTACAACGGCATTAATTACGCCATCAACAAGTACGATCAAAAACTGGCGGCTGCTTATGCGAAAGCTAAAAAAGAAGGTTGGTAGCTGTATTTAGCTAAATTTAGCTGCTTAAGCCCTGTCATTAATTTGGCGGGGCGTTTTTTTGTGTCTGCGATTTAGTTTGATCTACCTTAAATATCTCAACAACGATTACTATTTGATTACTTTTTTCACACCGATAGAAAATAGAACAAAACAGCAGGCAATAAAAAACCCTTACAAGTCAATGCCTGTAAGGGTTTGAATTTGGTGGGCCCAGTAGGACTTGAACCTACGACCAAAGGATTATGAGTCCACGTCTAAACGTATCACTCAGTTTACCGCAGTGTCACTTATATTATAATTATTTGATTAATATCAGCCACTTAGT